CTTGCGTTCAATGAGTTCTTTTGTAGAGATTACTTTAAACACTGGACCAAATAGACCCTCAAGAACCAATTTGTTTACTTTACTATCATCAAGTGTACCAGTTGTACCAATACGCACATCGCAGTTGATAAGTTTGGTCATGATGCTTGTCAATGACTTGGCTTTAAACGTATGCGCTTCGTCGCCAATAATGAAATCAAACTGAGTAAAGTATTTCTTTGGCATGTCGTAGATACTCTGCCAAGTAGAGATAATCAAATCAGTATCTGGAATTTTACTTTCACCACCGAATATCTTTTGACAATACTTGTCTACATCCCAGCCATTGTTGCTGGAGTAGTTCTTAAAGTCAGAATGCATCTGAGTGACGAGGTTGATCGTAGGAACAATCAACAATCCGCGCTTCTTACCACTATTCAACAAGTGGCGAATCATCATGTAGATGATTAGCGATTTTCCACTCGCGGTAGGTGAAATGAGTACAGTTCTCTTCTTCGTAAGTCCAACGCTAGACGCGAGTAACTGATAATCTCTTGGCTCCAATGGAAGGGAGAGAGCAGTCGCGAGATTCTTTGTGTCAATTGGGTGAACTTCTTTTTCTTCGTCGAGATATTCAAAACCATAATTGCTATCCTTGCAAAACTTTTTGATATACGGAACAAGACCAACATAGATCTGTTTGGTGTTCGTATTTAACAGACGAATCTTGCCGTCCCAATATTTGTTTCGAAAGGCTGGCGAGAATTGATAGCCTGGAGTTGAGAATGTAAAGAACTCTGACATCTCTCGAATGATGCCATCATCGGCATGAACCTGAACATAGATGTTATTTACTTTTTCAACAACGACGTGTTCAATCATCGAGCACCTTGAATAAACTTCTCCCAACCCATGTACTCTTTCAATTGCCACGTGCGGTTGTTTAACTCTTTCATGACATTGGTGCAAAAATTTGCAGCCTCTTCATGATAGGCTTTCTTGCGCTTGAGTTTGTTTAAATCATCATCACCGTCAAGATAAACTTGCATATCTGATTTAAGAGTAAATCGAAATGGCTCCCAACCAAGTTTATCCAATTCTTCTTGATCTAACTTGCCACTGTAATACATCCACTTGAGTTTCTTTAATTTGTCGAACTCAAGTGCTGCGCGTTTGGCTGCAAGATTATGCAGCGACAAGTATTTGTTATACTTGTTGTGAATCAATGGAATGCGCAAAATCTCTTTGCCAGGTTCCGTAGTATCAACTTCGGAATCTTTTTCCCATTGCTGCATTAATTCTTCGAGTGGAGGTGTTTCTATTTTCATACACGAAAGTATACACTATTTCAAATCAAAAGACAAGTCAATACAAGAGTTGTCTTACAAACATTGCACCAGTATAATGAGTATGTCTGGTTTGAACGAACTCTCAAGAATAATATCTAGATTCTTTCGTAATCATAGTAAGAGAATCTAAATGTAGCATCTGCTGTAACAATATTCTCTGCAGAATCTTGAGATGAAAATAAAATCGTTGAAAGCGATGTTGGAAACAAATCTATAAACTTCACACGAAAGTTTGGATTGTTTTTGTTTGTAAACAAACTTAATGTGGCGCTGCTGTATTGCGGTTTATTATTATAATTTGCTCTGAAGTTTGCAGCTCGATCAAGTCTTTGTAAATCCAAATATTCTTTAAAGTCAGTTGGAAATGTCGTAGCACGGATCCAATCATGGATGTCTGTCCACGCACGTAGATCTTCATCAACAAGAAACGTGATATTGAATGTATCATACACAATCTTTTCGCCAGGAACATACAGATCTACAAATGGAGTTTGTCTTGGAATTTCTGTAAGAGAAACTCCAGGAAAGTTTGCAGTTTGACAGAAGTACGTTGTTCCAGGCAAACGATCAAACGTCACTCGAAACTTTGTACTTTGTAAAAGATCTTTGTTATACGGTGCTCTAGTCAGTGCTGTCATCTATTAGTTTCCGTAAATCTACAATGTTTTCTTTTTCAATCAAATCAATAATAAAATTAGTCAACTCAATTTCTTTACGAATGAAAAACATTTTTTTATTTAATTCTTCTAATCTTTCTGAGTAATACTTTAACTCCTGCTGTTTTTGTTTGCGCAGGTCTTTCAAATCAGATAGAAGAATAATCTTCGCCATATCAATTATTTAGGTGTAAAAAAAAGGGGGAGTCTTTCGACTCCCCCCAGTTCTTTGCCTTATTGTTATAATACAGTCGGCAATAACTTACTAGCACATCAATTATTGATTGACGTTTAGGACCTTGAACTTACGATAGTAGTAGTTTGTGTCGTCTGCTAGTGCACCAGTGCCAGCGCCTGTTGCGAAAGGATTTGCAACGAGACCATAACGGGTCTTGAAGCCAACCTTTGGCTGGTAGGTTGTTGGGTCGATTGCGCGAACCATCTGGAGTGGGACGTATGGGCAGTAGAACAAGCCAGCGTCGTAAGCATTTGTACCCTTATAACCGACGACAACATAGTCAGCGCCAGCGACAGAGTATGGGTCAACATAGACCTTCAAGCGTCCGAATAGCGTACCTGCGAAGGTATTGCCTGTATCGTCAACTGTTAGGTTTGTGTTGTTGCTTAGAGCAGAATTGTAGTCAAGAAGACCTGTCATTGCTAGGGCTGATGCAACGTCTGTTGAGACGATGATCAAGTTACCCTTGCCGCGACGTGTGTCCTTGGCAATCTTGTTTGCTGCTTGCTCAATGCGGAACAATAGGCTCTTATACTTTTCAACCTGCCAACGACCGCTTGTACCACCAGCAGCATCTGTTAGGGTGCTTGATGATAGGTTTACGACGTTTTGTGCGGCAGATGTGATACCTACGTTAGCTGTTGCATAGATCGTACGAACAACTTCGCGGTTGATTTCTGCAAGAATTTCAGTTGACAAAATATTTGTCAATTCTGTTTCTGCATCGAGACCGTGAATTGCCTTGAGATCTTGTGCAAGTTCTAGCGTGTAGGCTGCTTGCAAGCCACGTGACTTGGCTGTAACAGAAACGCGATCGATCTGGAAGCCCATGTACTTCATGGTTAGATCTTCTGCGGTTGTTGTTGCCATGCCTGTACCAGTATTGGCTAGACCGAAATAGAGCCTCACCGCCACGTGCTGATGAAGAAGCATATACTGAGCGCATTGCGAAGATTAGTCCTGTTGGACCAGTCATTGGCTGCACGCCGCAGAGATCATATGCCATTAGGTTTGGAAGAGCACGACGTACCAATCCGATTAGGATTGGGTCAAAACCTTTGATGCCGCCTTCTGAGCCGACAACTGGTGACATACCGCCGCCAACTGCGTTGGCTGGTGATGCTTCCCATAGGTTTGTCATTGTGCGTGATTCTTCAACTAGAGCACGCTCTTGATTTTCTAGAACTAGGGCAGTTACAGCGCGCTTGTATGGGTCGCTGATCTTTGGGAGTTCTGGGTGATCAAGAACTGGTGCCCACTTCTTTGCGTATGTTTCGTTTAAATACATAAGTGTTTACCTCAGTTCGTTAAATTAGGCTTTTGGAGCCGTTTTAGTAATTGCTGCTACATAATGTTTCATTAGACCGTGAACTTCTGCTACTTCTGGCTCTTCAACAGCTGTTTCTTGAATTGCCTTTACCTCACTCATCACTTTCTTTGCTGGGAAGTAGTTCTCGCGTAATACTGCGAGCTTATTATCAAACTCACCCTCTGTGGTGAACTCCACGCCCTCTGCGAGCGATTTCATTTTCTCAACCTGTACTTCGGTTAGACCTTCACAGATTTTTCGAATTGCTTCGTTTTTCTTTGCAACGTTGAGTTCTTCAACAATTGCTGCTTTCTCTGCTGCGGCTGCTGTTGCTGCTTCTTCAAGAGCGGCAACACGCTGTGCAAGTTCTTCAGCAACATCGACTTTCTCTTCAGGAATTTCGATGTAGTGCTCAGAGAATAGGTTCTTGAGACCGCTGATGAAGTCATCAACGAGTTCTGCACGTAGACCTGTTTCGATTGCAACCTGATTGCTTTCAACCCATTGCTCGACGACATAGTTGAGGTACTCATCAACTTGCTCTGCAATTTCTGACTTGATTGTGTCAACTGCTTCAGCAAGAACTGTTTCGTTCTCTGTCATCATATCTTCTAGGATTGCGTCAACACGTGAGTTGACTGCTGCTTCGAAGATTGTTGTTGCTTTTGTCTTAAATTCTTCGGAGAGTGACTCGCCGTTGAAGAGAGCGTCGACGTCTTCAGCCATGGACTTGGCATGCTTTTTCTTCATGTCATTTTTCCATGCTTCTTTCATTTCCTTCTCATCTTCTTCGTCTTCATCATCTTCTTCTTCGTCATCTTCCATTTTTGCTTTTGCTTCAGCAACTACTTCTTCAGCAGCTGCTTCTTCAGTAGCAACTTCTTCTTCAGCAACAACTTCTTCAGCTGCTGGTTCTTCTGCTACTTCAGCAACGACTTCTGCAGTCTCATCGGCTTCTGTTTCTTCCATAGCCTGAGTCTTAACTGCCTTTGCGTCACCCTTTGTGGCTGGCTTTGCAGCAACAGATGCAGCGGCAGATGCTTTCTTACCGATATCTGATGGTGCAGTTGTTGGTGTTTGACCGCCGAGATCATCCATCTCTGCTGGTAGTTTTGATGCTGGTTCCTTTGCGGCTGACATTGATGCCTTTAGGATTTCTGCAGCGGATTCTGATAATGTCTTACTCATTTGTTTTAACTCCTGAAGAAGTAATATTATTTATAAATTTTAAAGTTTTGACAAGAAATTTTCGAAGATTTTCAACGAAATTTCGTCAATTTGACGTTGCTTTGCATTCTTGATTTGATTATAATAAGCATTGACATCGATCTCTTTGACAACGCCATTATCCCAAACCCACTCTTTACCTTCCATAATACCTTGAACAAAAGCACCAGGTGCGGATGGATCCGCTACAATATCAGCCGCTGTGGCTAGATAATAGTCATCCTGAACCACATTGACACCATTCACTTCTTTAAGTGAACCCATGCCACGTGATGATACACCAAGAGTTGCGCCGCCTTCCATAAGGGACTTGGCGATTTTACCCATTGGTGTTTCAAGAATTTTTGCCTTACCAATCCATTGGTTTCCTTCCTGTTTTAGATTGGTAATAAGATGCGATACGCGATCTAGGTTAATTGATGGTGAATCAGGATGACCTAACTCGCCAAATGCGCGATTCTTAGAAACATATTCTTCGTTGTAACGATTGACTTCTTTTGCAAGAGTGTCAGTCTTATACATACGACCGTTACGATTTTTCATTTCTGCAACGAGAAATGGACCTTGAATGTAAAGTGTCTTCACACCATTCTTTTCTTCGGTGATCATCTTTACTGATTCGATTGTTTCTGTGATTAGTTTCATTTTATCTCAACCCCAGTGATGCGCGTTTTCTAAGTGAACGCTTTCTTTTAATAAGAGCGCGAGCCATCTTTGCTTTACGCTTAATTTTTGCACGTCGTGCTGCAAGTTTTCTTTTCATTCTTTCGCGCGGTGGAATGCGCACTAATTTACCACCACGAATAGTATAGCCAGGAACTGCTGATAGAACCTTGCGACGTTGGACTTTACCACCTCGTACACGCGCACGAACGAGTTTTTTACGACCCATGCGCTGCACGTTTGCTTCGGCGATAATTTCTCTTACAATGTCAGAGACAAGACTCATTTATCTCCTCCAATTTTAAATTGTACCTTACTTAATGCAAAGTGAGCCGCTTTTTCAAATCCTTTTGGAGTTGTGAGCATATCGGCAAACTTCTTTTTATTCTCATCATTCAATGCACCATGAACCATATGAATGGCTTTTGCTGCACCATGACTGACTTTAAGTTTTGAACCATCAGCAAACTTCATATGCTTTGCATGTGATGTAACGTTATCTTGTTGTGCATATGCTGCGACTTGTTCAAGACTTTCCATGACGTCACCAGAAACTTCTACGCTATCGCCCATGTAACGACCTTGACCATATCCACGATCTGTTGGATCATACTCTGGTTGTTTTCTTGGTGGTGGATTTCTCTTTAGTAATTTTGCCTTTGCACGCGCTCTTCCAAT